AACAGAACCGATGAAGACGGAGTGGAAATAGAATACCGTGACGAGATAACTTATGAACCGGCTTACGCTTTGTACCCAAGTACCAGTGTGCGCCCACGTTCAGTTAAGTTGATAGGTTGTACCTGTAACGATACAGCAGTGGCCAGGGCTAGAAAGATCTGGAATAAAAGCCAATTTAGTAGGTTTACTTGGAAATTCAATTCTGAGCTAGATGCACTTATTTTGAACCCAGGAGATGTAATAAACATCGTGCCTTTGAACAAGACCCCAGTTCTTTGTGTAGTGTCTGAAGTACGTCACACTGGTGGAACAAAGACATCTGTCATTGCCTTTGAGTACGATGAGAGGGCTTACGCATGACTACTTGTATAGAGACACTAGATGTCGTTAGCGGTGAACCCTGTGCAGGCGGCTTAATTAGCACAGTTGATTATAATTTGCCATGCCCAAGCTTTTCGGCTTTTAGTTACTCAGTGAATGCCGGAATAATCCGAACGTCAGTTGCCACTGGGTATGCAAGGCAGCGCCGCTTATTTAGCGACAGACCGACCACCTATAACTTGACTTGGACACTAACAACAGATCAATTGCATGCATGGGAAGCGTTCGCAAACAGGCATGGTTACGGGTGGCACTTTTTGCCCATGGTCACTGGTCAATGCCCGGTATGGCATCCTTCCGAACACCCGATTAGATATATTTCTGATTGGCAGGTTGATCTATTAACAGAGAATGTCTGGGAGGTAGTCGTACAGGCCGAGCAGTACAAGATAGACATGGATTGTTGGCTTTGCTTATATCAAGAAAAACTAACCGAATGTTTGGTCTTTGAGGTGAATTTAGCAGACCCAGTAAACTGGATCCAATTACATCAAACCGCAGGCGACGCTGCGGCGTGGAGTGACCCTAATGGCTGAATGTTGTAACACTTTCTGTGAGGCAATTAGCTCAGCAACTGAGACCATTCTAAACGCCTTTACTGAATACTGGCTTCGAAATATCGAACCTATATTTGAATGGGTTTCACCTTTAGGCGGATATGTAACGCTTCCTAGTGGGCAAGAGGCGACAAGTTTTCAAACCCTCATGTCCAGGATAGCGGGAGGCTTGGATGAAGGGTTTAACCTTTGGTCGTGGTACAACAAAGACCAGCCTGGGAAAACTGTACTTATTCTTCCCGAGACTCCTTTGAAGCCAGTCAGGGTTACTGTGAACAGCTCTATGATGACAAGGGGCATTGATTATAATGTCACTGGGTCTACCCTTACATTCAGTATTGGGCTATCGCCTGGCGATCTGGTTTTGGTAAAGTCTTACGGAGGTTAACGTGGTCAATACGGTTCAGTCATGTATCCAGTGTGTTTGTGACGCTGCTGACAAAGCAAAACAACAGCTTTCGGAACTCGGCACAGAAGTATATAAAACAATTTCCGTTCTTGCTGGGGTTGCTGGTTTTTTGCGCTGTGTTATAACCGGCCCCGCAGGGCAGATGTGTACTTTAAAATATCCCCAAGCATCTTCTATCACGCTGGCAGAAGCACTGGCGCGGCTGAATAAGACAAGCGTCGGGGCCATTGCAACAGAGCATTTCACCGCCACTGCCGGTCAGGCAGCGTTTGCGCTCACGACGACGCCCGCTGGTTCAATGCTGGTTGAAGCAGCGTTGAACGGGTCAGTACTGACAAACGGAGTGGACTACACAATGACAGGGTCTTCCTTGACCCTTGCGTTTGGGGCAGCAGCAGGGGACGAGCTGGAGGCTCGGATCTTTACTGTGTGATGATGCAGCGCGGGCTCAGCTATTTCCAGCCGTTATCAATGGCCCGTTCGAGCTGATCCTCTGTTAGCATCAAAAGGGTGCATTTGCCGTTATCTTCCAGCACCCAGATGTTTAGCGCATATTCGTTGTGATCTCTATTGATTCGCAAGGTGTACACTTCCCATTCTTGGCTGGGCACCAATTCTCCGTTTACTGAGAAGCTTTCGAACGTCATTTTCATTTTGTTTTCTCTGTGTTGATAGGGCTCCAATGACCCTGTATTACTGTACCCAAATCTTTAACGATAGGAGACATGCTTAAAGCCTTTAGCAGTAAAGCTCGCGCATAAGGCTCTTCAGGTAGCTCGTATCGTTTAATTGACGGAGCAATCCCAGGCTCTTCAAACCTGACTAAAATGTGGTTGTAATGGTTAGCCATTGCTGTGACTCATTGCTTACGCAGACCCAGCAACAGAGAACATCAGAGCAGTTGCTAAGATGGTCGCTTTCATTTTGTACGATGCTTGTGTGAGTGAATAAAGGTTACCAGCCCTTCCTCGGAAATAACCTCTCGTAGACGGCATTGACAATTCCGGGTCAGCCGATGAGGTGGCAGGGGGACATCGTAAGCATACACCGGCACAAAATGCCGATGGTCTGGGGACTCTTTCGGCTTGGTGACCCATTTCATTACGGTTTGGATTCTTTCTCTGGTTGGTTTGGGTAGGTGGGGCCAAGCCCAAAAGTATAAAGTCTGCATTACACTTTGATATGTTCTCGCAGACACATTATGCGGCGTTGCAAATGGGGATCTTCTATCTGTAGTAGTGCAGATTCAATATACTCGGCAGACCGGGCACCTTGCTCCCCCAGTAGTCGGTTGCCTAACGCTTGCTCGTGCGCCACGAAATAGCTGAATTCTAATGAGTCTAGCACTTTCAGCATCACTGCATGTTGGGGCCGCAAAAATATCTCAATTCCTAGTGCCTGTGCAGCTTCCTGCTCCATCTGCTTGAAAGCGTCTGCTATGACTGGCATTTTCTTAGCGGGCGCTGGCACATCACCAATCAAGACTTCTGGTGCGTCATGGTAAAGAATACCCCGCACTAGCTCATGTGGAATGTTGCCTTCATACACGTAGTCAGCCATCATCAACATGCGGCTGATATGATCGCCTAGTGTGTATGATGTATGGTGTGATAACGTGTGGCACCGGCGTACAAAGGTACTTCGCAGTAGGTATTCAATGCTGTTCATTGGTTCGTGTATCGGCTCGTTGGTTCACAGTACAAACTAAGTAGTTGATCAATCCAACCAATCGCTGCTTGTGTGTCTGCTCGCAACGCGGCATGTATTGCGTTGCGGGTGTACCGTTGCTCTGTGTCTGTTACGCCTGTAAGATCTAATGAGCCGATCCATCGCTCAAATTTGCGCCTGTACCAAAAGTAACGCACGGTGTCCCAGAACCAGGGTTTGTACTTCTCAAGGAAGTGCTTGGCTTTCTGCAAGTCTTCTACCCCATTCTTACGGTGATACCTGCTGAGGTATTTGGTGGCACAAGATAAGAAGTAGTTTAGCCTTGTGTCATACACCATATCCCAGTGCTGGTATAGTTGGAGGCGGTAATGGTCACCACCTATCTGATACCCATTCGCTTCTCGTAGCGTCTTTTCAACCATGCTATGCAAGCCTCTTTCCAGTCGGGGGCAACAATGGTTTGGGCAATGTCGAGTGCAGATTCCAGCCTACCTTGCCCGTACCAATAATGAGTGGCTGCGATTTGTTCGGCCACTTGTATGAAATCAGTATGGTAGATAACAGAATAGGCTTGGTCTTGCCTTTCAAGCTCTATGAAAGTTTCTACTTCAATGTCTAGTTTTGGAACGTCATAACAGCGTATGAGCTTAAATTGGGGTGGTTCCTGTTGCATCAAGTCACGCACGAATCCAGGGTCGGGATTGCAGTAGTGGTCTAACAACCGTTGGGTTTTCGGATTGTCTAGGTACAGGTGCAGGTTGTTAGACACAACATATTGCTTGCCTATGTTAACACACAACCCGGCAGCGACATAGGCTTGAAAAATAAACAGGTTGGTTATGTTCGCACCACTGACTCCGCCCCAGATAGCATCATTGCTGCGATTGTAAACCGTCATGTCTAACTTATCGTCAACAATCCGAAACACGAGCAGCATATTGCACGCTTTATCTCGTGTCACTTTGTTAAGGTCAGCTTTGTCCCAAATTTGCACTACGGCTGAGCGACTGGTTGGGTCATCCCGCAAGTGTTTGATCACTAATTTAAGTTGATCATCAGGGTAGCGAATGCGCTGGCCGTAGTGTGCGTTAAACCCGATGCCATCGTCACTGTATTCGGCCATTCGTGGTAGAAACTTAGCGATAAAGTTAAGATCGCCTTTACCCTCAAGGAACCAAACCATCTCCATATAATGGAAGAATGGGTTGGCGTCACGTATAGGACAAACGTTCACGCATTCCCACGGATGAGTGTAACAGATCGTCACAGGGTACGGAACACTGAGCACCGGGCCATTGCGGCTGTCTTGTTTCACACCATGAGTAGCGATGTAATCGTATACCTGCCACATCGCAGTGTTCGTGTTACGGGTTGTGATCATAGCTTTACCTTTGCCATTGGGCTATTGTGCGGGGCTTTTGCGCTGTGTGCAAGGGCACCTAAAACGCTCTGTGACCGCTTTGCGTGGGTGGGGTAATACTGGGGTACCGGGTACCGGCGCAGGGGCTTACAGAGCGTCTCATTAAGCTCGAAACTTACGCTTCGCCCGGCCAGTCTCAAGGACGCTGGCATATTTGCTGGTTTCGCATAGCCCGTTTTCCATCGCCCGCATGTCTACGCTTGGAACATGCCGCCAGAGGAAATATACACTCTCATCTAACAACCAACGTATCTCGTCTAGGAATTTAGCCACCGGCTGTTGAAAATCGCGTGGTCTACCACGCAGAAAGTTAAGGCCGCGCCGGGCACCAGGACCAGGATTTGCCCACGTATATTTGTCTGTAGGGTTTTCCAACAACCCAAGCATTTCCATATCTAGGGCTAGTTCATAGCCCAGAAAGGCCGCATACCCTGGGACCATACTGAACATTTTGGTCGTGTATTCTAACCTCGGGTTATTTCGTATCTCTTGGCAGAACCGCACTCGTTGTTCCCAGACCGTTTCAAAGATTTTGATATAGAAATGGTGTTTGGGCGCACCGGCTGTCAAGCTGTTGGTCATGAGATAGGCGTTGCCGAAAACACTGCCACCATTGGCAACGTAGGTATCCAGCTTTTCCTTCATGTCTGCAGATGGCCAGTGGTACCTGAATCCACCAGACGCTTCCCAGCTCTCTAGCTTATTGAACGTGCGAAATACAAAGCTGTTAAACAGAATCGTGCCGTTAGGCGCAGACTGGTCCATATTCGCGGCAAGTTCTCGGCTTACACGATCGTCTTGGCGTAAGACGTTTGTAAACCTAAAGCCCCCGAGAATGGGGTCAAGAGTCCAAGGAGGTGAACGGTTTTCTTCTTCACGCAGGATGCGTATGTTCTCACGCTCATTGAAATACCACGCATAGACCGGGAGCATCGGCCAGTCTTTGTGATGCCTACCAGTGTAGCATGCCAGCACGTTCTCGTATGTTGATTCGTATTCTTTTAACATTGGTTACTCCCAGTCAAAGAGTCTGTGTGCAACCCGCAGGAAATTGCGAGCGGTTATTACACGTTTAACGAGTTCTAATTTCATTTGATCATCAAGCTCTTCCCAAAATTCTTTGTCTATAGTTTTAAGATCAGCAATCTGCTGGTTTATTTCTGTTAGATTCTCTTTGAATTTCTTGTAGTTCATTCTGTAAACATTTCTTCAATGGTGGATTTATCAATGAGCCAATACCCAGCACTGGCTTCCAAGACTTCAAATATTTCTACTATCTTATCTTTGATAAACTCATAATTCACTGTAGGTGAATCACTTGGCTCGTAGTCCATGTCTTCGACCAACTGCTTGATGTCTGAGTTAGACCAACTGTTAACCCCGTAATAAATGTCTTTGAAAAACTGCTCTTCTGGCGGTATTCGCAAACCAACCCGTGGGTACGGGGGTAGCTCATGCCACCGTTCCCAACCGTCTAAAAAGGATTGCATTTCTTCGTGCATGTTGGGGTGCCTTTGCTGTTGCTGGTTTAGCTAGTATAGGTGCATGGCTGTTGTGGAACAAGCTGCCAGACCGCCCTGGGACGCCTTGCGGGTTGGGGGTAATGGTAGGGTACCGGGGTACATTTGGTGGCCATACAGAGCGTCTCAGCGCGTTCAGTTTCTAGCCTTTCAGGCAAAAGAAAGCCCCTTACGGGGGCTAGTCGGTGTGGACCAGACGGGCATTTGTTTCAATAGGCTGCCTTCGTTCCTTCCACACTTCGGCCGTTATTGCCGCCACTAGGGCCGACGCTGGCGGAGCTTACTAGTCGGTAATGTTGGTCGTAAGGCTCACGCCTTTGGCATAGGCTCGGCCCGCATTCACACCATCGCGATTCAGGTACCGGGGTGCGCGGCTACGACTCTTCTTAATTGCCCCGAAAAACTTGGCAACGAACTGATTGTTGAGTTCCGCCTGTTTGGCGTAAGCGTCTGCCAGCACCAGGGCAGTTCCAGGCTGCCGCATGTTACGGGCGGCTTCGATAAGCTCAGCGGCTTTCTCAGCAATGCCGTCTGCGGCACCGTAGAAAAAGCTGGTGCGGTCTTCTGGGATAAAGAACCGCGCATTACCTTCACGCAACAGGCTGCTCACCACGTATCCCGCCATCTCGGCAGCGGTGAAAGCATTGGCTTTCTCGCCGATGAACATATGCTGGTTCGTACCGCGAACGTACAGGTACCGGCAGAAGTACAGTTTGGCGATTGCCCCCGCAATGGTGCGGGTGAACGGGCTCATGTAAAACTCGCGCTGCTCGTAGTTGTGGCCAGCCAGCGGGTCTTCTGGCTTCAGGTCCAGCGCGGCCATGTCCAGGTTGTATTTGGCCAGGAGCTTGTGGCCTTGCGTGATCGCACGCTCGCGCTCATGCTCGGTGGCACCGTCGTTGGCGCCCAGCCGAAACAGCTTGCGGGCTTTTTCGATAACTTGGTCTTTGGTCAGCATTTGGTTTCACCTTGGTTGCCGGCGCGACCGGGGTGCCGCGCCATGGGTGTATTATGGGCAGGACGAATTAGGATTGCAAGCGCCGCCTTGCCAGCTCTACGCGGGCACGGTAAATTGTTTTGTAGCTGATTTCATAGAACCTATCTTCACCCAACATCTCACGTGTTTTATCCAAAGATGGGTCGTGTAGGTCTACATCTATCAGCTCTTGCAGTTCTTCATCAGTGTAGTCTGACATGTCAAACATTAGAGGCTTCTCCGAGGCAAACGGGGTGGAAGGGGATGCCGTATGGCGTGAGCCCGGCGTGCTTTATGGTAACCCATTTACCAACCAAGCAGGCAGCCTTGAGACGCTCTGTATGGTTCCCTGGAGCCGTTACCTTAAACAGCTTACCCGCAGCGGTGGTGCAATGCAGCACGGTCACACCGGCGTCTGTGACCTCAGTTTCAGTGCACAGGTATTCCTCGTCAAAGAACTGCTTAACCTTGACGATATCTTTGCTGCGCTTGCCGGCTGAATACGCAGCTTGGCCATTACGAAGGATGACGCCTTCAAATCCTTCGGCCAGGCAAACTCCTAAATGATGCTGCACATCGTCATGGGTCACTATCTTGGCGCTTGGCACCTGGATAATGTGCTCAGAATCCGCCAAGCTGACAGCGTAGTCCACACCGGCAGCCCGGTGCATGAAAGGTTGTTTACTGATCATGTCGAACACATGATATTCCAGATCGTATGTGGCGTCCTGCTCACGCTTGGCCCAGCTCATGATCTCCTGCAGGCTGGCACCGTGCACGTAAAGCTCGCCGTCTAGTATGAGATCTGGGTTATCCTTGAACACCGGGCGGAGCTGGTCGTAGATGTGCTGTACGGCTGGCAACTCTTGGCTCTTGCGGGTGTAGCCAAACACGCGACCACCCTGACTAGTCACCAGCAGGCGCATACCGTTTAGCTTGGGTTGTGCATAGGTGGCAGCCCAGAGCTGCTCTGGAGGCTTGCTGACCGCCAGCATGGGCAACGGCAACGCCAGGCTATTGGTTGCCCGCGCAGCACGGGCGTCGGCTTCCGACAGCTTGTAGCCGCCGTCCAGCTTATTCTTGATGCGGGATTGAATACGGGACTCAACCTGCTCGTCCAACGTGCGCCCGGCTTTGCCGGTTGGCACGATTTCCCGGTATTCACGAATTGCATCATCTGGTCCAGTCTGGCTGGTCATGATGATGGTTTTTTCATCAGCCCGGCGAATACTCCAGGTGCCGAGCTTGCCGGTGTTGTTGATTTTGTAGAGTGTAGTGATCATTGCTTTTACCTTGGTTGTTGGCGCGGCCGGGTTGGCCGCGCCATGGTTGTATTATGGGCTGGGTGAACTAGGGATGCAACTACCCTACAAGTCCAGGGCCATTTCGAGCGCCCGCTGCTTCATGGCCTTGCCACTGCCGAACCATGCTCCAGCAAGGCGGGCATCATCCGTTTGTGTGTTGCGCATATGGTCCAGGTAAGCCGTAACTCCGTTCACCAAACCCCATGCCGTACCTTTGGCACTCTCCAGTTGCTGACCGGCAAAGTTGTCATAGGCGTCCTTAAGGCCAGTCATGACTTGGCTTTGCTCAATGTACTCTACCTGCTCCGTGCGTTCCAGGTCAACGAAGTCAGGGTTCGTCACGCTAGCCAGGAAGTCGAGCTGGTCGGCACGACTGGTGACCTTCTTAGCGGCGAGGCTTTCGGCCGCCGTGATGAACTGATCGAACTTGCTGTCCACCAGACCAAGCTCTGCCTTAACCTTCTGTTCGTCGAACGTGTTGCGATGGGTCACCCGGACCACGTCCTCGTTCTTGTGGAGCGCGATTTGAAGTGTGTTGTTGCACACTACGCGGACCGTTGTGAAGCTGGCCTTGGTGCTGAACTTGCCATCCATGCCAGTTGCCAACAGGAGGTAAGGCTTCAGCACGTCACCGCCGGGCAGAACAGCTTCGCCGGTATGGCGGGCCAATGCCCAGATACGCTCACCATTGAACAGCACGCCAGCGGTCTCCATGCGAAACCGGCCAAGCTCGGTAAGATCGCGGAAAAATTCCAGCACCTCGGCCGGCTGGACCGGGGTGTAATCCCCACCGACCACGCCCAGTGGCATCAGGTTGTCGCTGCGGTAGACGACGTTCTTGTCCTGCATGTAGAAAAGTTCGTCGCCGACGTTGAAGTGGACCGGGCTCATGTGGGCTTCCCAGTCTAACCCGGCGGCAACGCGCCACTGGTCGATCGAGGTATCAGCGTCGATGTTGTTGCCGAGCCCGTGCCACGGAACTTGACCGGTATATGCCATGGAATTGACCGCTGCGGGCATTGTAATCACCTTTTGGTGCGGGGCGCGACCGGGGTGCCGCGCCATGGTTGTATTATGGGCTGGACGAATTAGGATTGCAAGCGTACCATGCTTCGGGATCAGCTTTCCATCGACTCCCCATTGATGGTGTTGGCGATCATTTGCCCGAGGACGGGTTTCCATGTCTGCCACCATTCCAACGCTCTCCTGTCCATTTCGGCGATCTCCTCATCACCGAAGCTCCACCAAGCGACTATTGGCCATCCTTGGCACCCAATAAAGAGCATCTCGCGAGTCCACGTGATCGCCCATATGTCTAGCTGGGCGGAGAACACTTCCTGCATGTTCCCCATGGCGCCGCGGAGGTCGGCGCCGCCGAGGTCAGCGCCGCCAAGGTTGGCGCGGCCGAGGTCAGCGCCGCGGAGGTCAGCGCCGCGGAGGTTGGCGCGGCCGAGGTTGGCACCGCTGAGGTAAGCGCCTGGGTGAATAGGCATTTCGCTGGTCATCAATCTATCTCCTCTCGATTGCGGTTGTGGGTTATTATGCGTGGGCGAAATTAGGATTGCAAGCATTACGCCCAGTAGACGATTCCTGTTGCGGCAGCCGTGCCTATGATCTGCAACCGCTTAAGTCGCTGAATCACTTGCTCTTCGGTTAAGCCGATCATGATTGTGTTACCATCAATCTCTGTTGGCCTCATACCAGACTGGTGTTTCCGCCGGACATTGATTGCCCGTGTAGCCCGCCGAGCAAGTTCGAAGCCCTGAACTTCGCCCGCGTATTCTTGGGGTAGGTCGAGAAGCTTCAGCATCACGACTGCATTCGTATTGCTAAGGTTGATTTCGTGCTCTTCATCGCACCAGAATGTAATGCTCATACCAGCGGCATCCTATACTTGAACACATTGGGGTTCTGCTTGACAATCTCGGCACAGCACTTGCGGAGGTGTTCGTTGCGGGCGTCATAGTAGCCTTTGTTGCACATCTCGGCCCATGCGGCAATTACTTTGAACATGAGGCCACCAGCGGATTGCTGAAGCGTGCGGTGGCTCCGTTGAGTGAGCTCTTCGATGAAAGCTTTTTCAGCCGGGTCATTACGACCAAGAACGTTGACCATATCGGTCATGTCCTTAGCCAATTTCTTGCCGCGCTCGGTGGCTTCACGGGCTGCCTTGGCACACTTAATTTCATAGTCGGTCATTGCTGTCACCTTGGTTGCCGGCGCGACCGGGGTGCCGCGCCATGGTTGTATTATGGGCCGGACGAATTAGGATTGCAAGCGCACCATTTCCGGATTGCTGGCTAAGACAACATATACATTGTTACCTGTGACACGAAGAACGTGAACTTCTTCTGGTGAACGTATCATTGCGTGCTGCAATTCAATAGTGGCTCCCACTAAAGCCTTTTTCAATGTTGGGCAGTAGACTTTGTTGTACCAATCTGTTCCGTCGAACCAGTCAACGGCAAACGGTGATTGCTTTACCATGGTTCTTCTCCGTCTTTGATGATACCTGCTTTGATGAGCAGATGGGCGATGCCGGCAGCCGTGAGGGCGAGCACGACAGTTAAGAGCGTGACCAGAAGCAAACCGAGTAAGGCGTCAATCATCTGTCATATACCTCTGTTTTGGTTTGCGTGCCGTCACTGTAGGTGGTGACATAGGTTCGGTCGGGGCTGTCGTTGCTACCTGCTGCGGCGGCAAGGCCGATGACAGCGCCAGCCAGCACCAGCCCTAGAATAACCTGTCCACCGGGAGTCAGCTCTTGCTTGGTCTCACCCGTGCGGGGGTCGGTGACGGTGGCGCAGCCGGTGAGGGCGAGGGCGAGGGCGAGGGCCGCGGCGATGGTATAGGGCTTGAGCATTGGTAGCAGTCTCCAGTGTCAGTCTTTGGCATATTGCGCCATGAGACGGTTGGTGACAATGCTTTCCGCCTCGTTGAGTGCCTGGTTGATGGCGCGAACCGCCGTCAATGCGTCGGCTGAGTTTTGGAACGGAGCCACCATGACCTCGAACGGTTTTGCGTTTTCGTCGCCCTCTCTGACCCACACCTCGTATTTGCCGTTGGTCTTAATGTCCAACTTGGCGATGAGCATTGGCTGTTCTCCGTTGCGGTATTATGCGTAGTCGGGGTGGGGGACGGATTGATTCCGCTGTTATGAAATTACCGCCGGCAGCGGGCATCCTTGACAATCAACGTTAGAGCACTCAGATGCCAGGGGGCTAACGTTGATCGCATCAATCCTTTTTCTAAGCTGACGCCCCCACGCCTGCTCCTACAGGAAATTCCCCGGCGCACCCTGTTAGAGCGTATTGATGTAAGCCGCTTGTGGCCACTTTTCGGCGATGCAGCGGCTGACTGCAGAGTCAGTATGGCCGGCGTAGATGTGGTCGATGGCCATGAACATGATGGTGCCGCCCATGACACCATGTCGCGTTTCGGCTTCGCCGTTCTGCATGGCAGCCATCACTGTTAAGGTGCGAGCTTCTTTGGCGCTCACGCCATTGGCACGGCCTTCGCGGATCGCAGCTTCGTAGTTGCTCAATGCGTAGCAGGCTTCGTGCCACGGGTTGCCGTTGACTTGTGGTGTTTCGTGCAGCGCATAGGCGCGCTCTGCCATGCTGTTAGAGACCGAAGGGTTAGGAGCCGTAGCGCAGCCCGTAAGAGTGGCGATTGCGGTAGCAATGACAATACTTTTCATAACGTTTTTCCACATTTGTAGCGCGGCCGGGTTGGCCGCGCATGGTTGTATTATGGCAGGCTGAACCAGTGATACAAGCCGTTACACAGTTTCTTTTTTGCTTATGGGCGGGCGATTGTTGAACAGTTTCTTGGCACGCGCCGGTGTGAGTTCTCGAAACTCGTTGTACTTGTCAGCGCGTGGACGCCACGCCCACCCAGTGTTATCAGTCTTGTACTTACGACCGGCGGTGTTTGATTTCATCGTAGCCTTTCTCTGTGACGGTATAACGGTTTGGGCCAATCTCTGTGAGATAACCCTGTTTTGCGGCGCGCCTGAGCGCTCGCTGTGCCTTTGCGTTGGGTACACCAACCATTTGCGCCAGTATGGCATAAGCGAACTCTGGAGTGCGTCCTGGAGTGTCCCGCAGGCGTTGCGCATGCGCAGCAGCGAGCAGCGCTTTGTTACGTGACAACATCGTATTCCAGCCCCGTTGTAACGTCGCCAGTAGCAGCCACCTGCTTCATCCATCCCAAGACCTCTTCTTTGGTGCCGTAGACCATATGATACCCATCAGGTTTACGAACACCAGCAGCCCATCGGTCCTCGTCCATCGTTTGTACAGCGTTGGTTGTATAGACTGGCCCGACCACCATTGCGTTATGGCCGTTGTCGTAGATTTTCATTTTGCATTTCCTCACAAACAGGGCCGATGCCCTTTTTAATAGACTCTGGCACCGTAAGGGTGCGCCCACAACGGCAACACGTACCTTCGTGCCAGAACTCGGCCTTAGCCAAGTTCTGATTGCCCGTGCGGTATGCGTTGAGCCACCACGCCAATGCTATGAAAGCTGGGTGTCTGGGCTGGCCTTTCTTTCCAGCCTGAAGCTGGAGAAGGTTGTCAAGCCCGATGTAACCGATGTATTGGTATTGGTCGGGTGCTACCAGCAGCTTTATGAACAGTGGGCTTAAGTTGCCGTTATCGTCTTTGGTCTGGCTCACCTTGTAGGTATACCGGGTTTGCTGACCAACGATGGTGAACTCACCCTTACCGCCAGTCAAGTAGCGGTGGGCCTCGTGCGGTTGGAGGGGATGAGTGTGCATTGATATGCCTTGGGTTTGTGGCGCGACCCCATGCCGCGCCCATATGCACAGTATACTGGCTTGACTTAGGATGGCAACACCGCTTGCAGGTCTTCACACAAATCGAGTACGGTCTCGACAAGATCGTAGTTTGCACGGCTGGTGGACCAATCTACAATCAGCCCGATTGACGACGCCAGCATGGTGGAGAAGATAATCAGCCGTTGAGCATACGGTATTACTCCGTTGTCATTGATAGCCATGTGGTCCACTTTAACACGTTCGTACTCAATGCGGAAATGACTGTACCATGTGTCCGCATTCATGTTCGGTTTCATGAACAAGGACGTCCATAGTTCTTCCACTGCGGTTTGAAGTTTTGCCGCACGGGAAAGGATTTGTGCTCTGGTGTTCATATCGTTGCTCCGAATAGGGCACCAAGGAAAAACCAAAACCACCCACCGTTTTTGGATTTAACGGGCTCGGGTTCGGGTTCAGATTCGTCTTCCCAGACTAAGACATATTCCACCACTTCAGTTGGTGGGCCGCCGTTATCATCATTAGCGCTATTGACATAGCGGCTGTCAATGAGCTCGGCAAATAGGCTAGCATCGTTCGTGGGTGTTGGAAACGTTTTCATAGGAATAGTTTAGCGACAGCGACGACCGCTAGCGTTGTTGCGATGATGATGATGGTGATTTCGTACCAGCGAAGCTCTTTGTTCAACTTCGCTGTTTGCGCCATCAAATGGGCGATATCCGCTGCCAGTTTCTGCTCTTCTAGCGGGGTCATTGGTCACCGAACCAGACTGGCTCCATAGTGGTGAATGCCCAGTCGCGCAAATGGTGGTCGACGTGTTCCATGGTTACAACTTGTTCTGCAATCCAAACGGGCATCGCACGGGGCTCGTCAACACGCGCATCTTTGAAAATGATGGCGTTGATTTCATTAGAAGTGAGGTTGGTAATGTCGAACATTTTAGTCACCTGCTGGTTGTGCCATGTATGTATTATAGGTTGGTGAACCTAGGAGTGCAAGTTACTCGGCCTGTTCTGAATACTTTTCCAAGCATTGCATTAGTTCCTCATTAGTGGGAATCTGGGTTATCAAGTTTCCATCTTTGAGCCCGACCAGTAAGAGGCTGTCATCTTGGAATTTGATACCATAGCACCCGTCAAACCCAAAAACGGTAGCAATAGAAGTTGGGAATTCTATTGAACTTTCTATCACACAGAAAAATTCGTGGACCGCTTCATTTATCGAGTTTGATATGTTGGTAGTTTCGTTTACCACGAAAAAATTCACCATTCTAGTCGCATGGTCCATACGTTCACCTATGGGTTGGGCTGGTGTGTGCATACTAGCAGTGCGAACCACTTATGGCAAACTCCTGTGCTACACTGGCAGCTAGTAGTAACAAGGTACCTGCGTATGAACTTATTTCTCTTACACCACGATCCGACCATCAGTGCCACGATGCATACCGACAAGCATGTGGTTAAGATGACCCTAGAAACCGCTCAAATCTTGTGCAGCGCACATTGGATTTGTGATGGTTGTGTGGGCGACGGATGGTATCGGCTGACCCATGCCCGGCACCCTGTAGTCCGATGGGCTGCCGCCAACGTGAACAATTACAAGTATACCTACGTAATGTTCTCCGCACTGGCGGCAGAATATGAATATCGGTTTGGCCGAGTACATGAGAGTTGGCGTAAGCTAGGAGATGCGCTGGTAGGCCCACCACACTACATAAGCGATGAGTTTGAAAACATTGTTGCGCTGGCCATGCCAGAACAGTATTGGCCAGGTACCAGTCGGTATGTTACGATACAGGAAGGCGTTGCAGCATATCGACGCTATTACCGGGCAGAGAAAAGGCCGCTCTTCCGGTGGAAGAAGCGGCCTGTCCCCGACTGGTTGGTGAATTAACATGATCATAGCAATTCCAACAATGGGTAGAATGAACCTTCAACACACTTATGACGCGTTGGCGGGGGTTGTACGCCAGCCGATTGTGTTGGTGTGCCCACCAGATGAAGCAAAAGAGCACAAACGTCTAGGTCGCGAAGTTTGGCCTTGTAAGGAAAAGGGCATTTCTGCTACTAGACAGTGGATAATGCGAAACTCTAAAGACCGATATGTGGTGATGATGGATGATGATTTAACTTTCTACAGGCGTAGAAAGGATGACCCAACTAAGTTTCATAGCTGCACAGATAGCGACAAACGCACCATGTTGCGCAAGCTGAATGGGCTGTTAAAAGTCTATGCACATGTGGGTGTAGCAATGCGTGAAGGGGCTAACCGTAATACAACACCAGTCATGGAATGTACTAGATGCGCAAGGGTAATAGGGTATGACCGCGAAATATTTTTTAAAGAAGGTGTAGACTTTAGGAATAGCACTGTTATGGATGACTTTGAAGCCACTTTGGCGTTAATAACACGTGGTTACCCTAATGGGGTCTTAAACAGTTTTGTTCAAAACCAACGGGGTAGTGGTACTTCTGGCGGTGCTGCAATGTACCGCACACTTGAAATACATGCTGCCGCTGCCCATACATTAGCCGCAAGGTACCCTGAGTTTGTAACACCTGTTCAAAAAACAACAAAAACAGCTTGGGGCGGCGCGACCCGCACTGATGTACGGGTACAATGGAAAAAAGCTTTACAAAAAGCCCTTGCAAAGTGATTTAGGGTGCTATACACTGTAACCTCCAGTCAAGCAAACAGGAGAAACACACATGCCGCGTGTAAAGCGTAATGTAGAAGAAGAGGCTGCACCGAAGCGCCGGGGTCGCCCGCGTAAGGCTGAGGCTGCTGAGGCTGTTGCCGAGGAGAAGGCCGCGCCGAAGCGCCGGAGTCGCCCGCGTAAGGCTGCGGCTGCTGAGGCCGTACCTGAAAAGGCCAACGGCAATGGTGCCAGTCGTGGGCGTGCCAAAGACGAACTGCTGTTCGTCGAGCAGTATGTCCCGGTTTGGGATGCCCTGAGTGAAGGCAAGGATACCCCGGTCACCCTGGCGGGTGATGTGCGCGGTAAGACCCAGGAGGCCGTTGCAGAATTTCTGGACAGCCGTGGTCGCAAGAAGACCACTGCGCAGATGGTGATCGACCATCTCGTTGACCAGGAGCTCAAAAACGCCTCTGGTGTGGTCAGCCACATGATCAACAAAGGGCTGCTCGCTGTTGACTGACAGCCGGCACTGAGAGAACGTAAAACCCCGCTTCGGCGGGGTTTTTTGTGCCTGCGATTTAAGACGATGAAAAGGATAAGACGATCAAAAGGATAAGACGATCAAAAGGATAAGACGATCGTTGCGTCAGCATCTTGGCATGATCGTTGCGTCAGCATCTTGGCATGATCGTTGCGTCATACAATTTCCAGATAATGGGTTGGCCAGCTTGTTACTTTACATCCAATGAAACAAGGATGCAATGGGTTGTATTCCATTTGTCAGTGTGGTATTTACGCGCGCTCATTACATTGGATGGTGCTAGGGCTAGGTGGTTGCATCCCTAAATCACGCCGGCATACTGTACATGTGGCGCGGCATTGGGTCGCGCCCACTAACCAAGGTGGACAAAATGAAAATCTATGCTTCTTCTGAAACTCTCAACGACCTGATCAACCTTGCCACCGAATACGGCGGGTGGATTATCTACGGTGGCGGCCTGGAATGGCAACTGTTTTCCGCGGATTGGCCGATCGATGATATCCAAAGCTACTTGCCTCCCGGCACTTACAAATGCACTCCATGGGCAAGTATCTTGCCAGGCACTGATTCTTGGGCGGGCGCTGGTGCACGGGAAATCACTGTGTTGCGTTCCTAATCTCCCGCCGGCATACTGTACATGTGTGGGCGCGTCCGCTAACCGAGGTGAATACCATGAAAAGCCAGAAAGGCTATACCATCACTGAGCTGCTGTTGCTGATCGCAATCATTGCTGTCATCGGCAGCTATCTAGTCAACGTCATAAAGTTCACGCAATGCGACTTTGAAGCACCCTACCAGTGCGAAATCGTTCATGGAGCTGGACTTCTCCCATTGCCCATTGCTCCCCTAACTGTATGGTTCTCTTCTGACAAATGACTCACTTCTCAACAACTCAAACCAAAAAATGTGAGTGTCCTTACTGTAAAGAGACACTGGATGCGATCAGTGGAACACACAAACCAGAAGAGGGAGATATCTCCTTCTGTGGTTACTGCGGAGGGCTTTTAGTCCTCCACCCTGACCTAAGTGTTCCTGTGACACCCATCACAGACGAAGAACTGCTGGCTCTTGAACCAGCACAACTTCAAATGCTCAAGTACATGCAGGAGCATCTGCAAAAAGTCAACCAAGAACGGAGGTAACTCATGCACAAGACCGTCACCGAAGTCCAGATCGTGCGCGAAGGCTACCACCCTTTCAGGGTCTCCGAGAACACCTGGAAACTGGCCTGTCAACTCGCCAGGATGGCGAAAAAGATCGACAACAAGACTTACGGGCCTGAAGTTTTAAAAACCGATCTCGTCTGGGTTCTCAAAGCGGTAGCACCCGACTGCGGCCTCCTTCATCTCAAGCTTTGTTACGACGAGGCGGTGGACTCTGTGGCCCCGGAAGATATCGTCGCCTAGCTTTGCAGAGCAAGAAGCCGCAGTGAGTGAATACGATGACCATGCATGAACTTGCAGAGAAATGGCAGGCTGATTTCTGTGACTCTCAGTACGCAACGCCCGAAGATTTCAGGCTCCTCGGTCAGCTTCAGATGCTGGCGATTTTGGATGTTGAACCCGATTCCACGATCGTTTGTGCGAGGCTGATGGATTTCATCCTTGCCTGGAGTTAAGACGACTTTTTTCCTATAGGGGAAAAGTTAAGACGACTTTTTTCCTATAGGGGCTGGTCCAGGTACAGATTCTGTCATATCGTGCGCGAATCCGCGAATCGTAATCATCTCGTACCCGATCCATATACGATTCGTGCTTTGTCCAAATCTTGGCACGACGCGTGCGTAACCGATCCTGGTACGAATCGTGCTACTGCGGTCACGGCTGATCCACCTATCGCCAGTCGGTGGGATCCCCCTATGTCTTTTTCAGGTCTGCCATGATATCGCGTGCACGCACGCGCTTCCATGCAAAACGTCGGCTGCAAAAATATTGCGCAAAGGGCTTGCACAGCTTTGCGTCCTAGTGTTTAATATGTCCCATGCCGCGGCACGGTGCCTCGGCAGCAACCGCAATAGGTAACGCAATGCTCAACGCCGACCAAAACGTCAACGTCAACATCACCGACCGCGTGCCTGCCAACAAGGCCGCACATGCCGCTTACACCAAGATCATGGACGCCAACAAGGCCGCTGTGATGGCCGACCCCAAGATGGGACCGTTGGCCTACCGCAACGCTGTTGCGGCAGCGGCAGCCGCTGCGGCAGCCGCGAAGCCG